CCAAAAGCTCAGTGAACAGCGGATCGAACTTGGTCTCAGGAACATCGCGCTGCACGTAGCGAATTTTGAGAGGCGCGGTCGCATTGGTGAGGATTTGAGTGCCTTCAAAGCGATGCTCGACCGGTAATCCGTCATATTCGCCATTGGTTGTCAGCGGCATGACGCGCAGCGCGTTACTGGGGCGCTCAAACGCTCGATCCCATCCAAAGGTGGGCGCATCGCTCAGCGCTGCCAGTTCTGCGCGGGCCATGGCAAAGCGCCAAGGCTGCGCACGCAAGAGCAGATCGCGCTGATGCGAATACTGCGCCTTTGCGCGCGCAACGATTGGGCCAGGATCATCGAGGCTCACAATAGTGCGCTCACCAATGCGGTCGAACGCAAGGTTCACGACATAAGCCGGAGATGACATGGGGAAGCCCTACGATGTTTTGCGACGGCGACGGCGACGCTTACGCGCGTTGTAAATCGCTGCGATCTGAACGTTGGTGAGCGCCATCAGACTGCCTTAGCCCGGCGACGACGCGCCGCCCTCTGACGTGCATTGCCGTTGTTCTCTTTGGCCAGGGCGCGCGAAGTTTCCACCGCCATGGTGTGCAGCACATTGAGAGGTGGCTTTTCGCCAGGAACGACGCCTTTCAGCGGCCCCTTTGCGTTCGGCTTGGCTGCCTCAGGGGGCTTTGCCTTGCGCGCACGCTTGGCTTTGGGCTTGGTCGCAGCAGCAGGTTGGGCGTTGCCAGCACCTTCGGCCTGATCACCAGTCGGGGCATCGTTCGGCTTGGCTGCCTCAGGGGGCTTTGCCTGCGCATCAGGTTCGTTGGTTTCGTCGGTCATTGTTCTCTCCAATGAAAAAAGGACGCCCGTTGCCGGACGCCCTTCGTTTCAGTCGATGCTGCCAGCGGCGTTAGCCGTTGGTAATCAGCACAGCAATCGGCACCTGTTTGCGCTCTGGATAGACGCGATCCCAGCTACCAGCCGCCTCAAGCTCGGCGTTCGTCGGGAACTGACCGGCAATCGTGCCGGCAGCCGTGAACGAAAAGCCCTGCGGGTGCAGGATGAACTGGCGACGGGTGTACAGAATCTCCTGACCAGTGCCGTTACCGGCATCAGGATTGCGATCCGGCTCCACAGGCACAGCCACCGGCGATTCCGCATAAGACACCGCACCCTCTGCAAACAGATAGGTGTGGTATTTGACGCGGTTTGTGCCGGCCACGGCTGGCATGCTGTCATCCTTGATGACCCGATAGCCCAGATAAGTCGGGAACTGCACTTTGCCCTGACTGTCGGGGATAAAGTCGATCAAGTCTTCTTTCAGAAGCCGGTTATAGACCACCGAGTGCATCGCAATCGCACTCAGCGAATCCGCCGCATCGCCCATCGTGCCCTGCGCATCAATGATGGCCTCGGCAGAGATAAGCTCAGCAGCAGTTATCGCCCCAGCGCCATCTGTGCCGATATCGACAACCATATCGTTGCTGTCGTTGGCCACGTTGTCCGCAATGATGCCGCGCATAGACGAGATCAGATACCGCTGGAACGACCGGCCCCACCACGGCGCAACGCGACTGGCGATGGCCTGCATCGGGTTTTCGCCAATCATCTCGCGCACCAGGTCCATATCAGACCAAGATTTGGTGCGGATATTGCGAATGCCGATCTGTTTGAACGAACCGATCTTATCCGGTGTGCTCTTAACCGCCGGATCATCCGAACCAATGCCGGCTTCGGTTGCGTCAGACAGGTCAGAGAACGAGGGAACGTTGGTCGTTTGACCGCCGCCTGCGATGAAAGCCTGCAAGGCAGGGTCTTCCTTGATGATGCCAGACTGGAAAAACGCAGTCTTCTCCATCGTTTCGGTCATCATGTACGGGAAGAAAACCTCCGGCACGATGACATCAGAGAGGCGCGTAGTCGCCATTTGGATTGCTCCTTACGAAAAAGCGCTAAAGGCCGTAGAGCGCAGGATTCTTGCCTGCCGCCTGAATGAGTGCCTTGGCGCGTTTCGGGTCGCTGCGAACGATCTTGCCTTGCTCCGTGAGGTTCTGCTTGCCGTCTGCGAAGGGGTTCTCCGTCGCGGTTGGACCGGCATAGACAGCATCCTCGGCGTAAAGCTGCTCACCAATGGTCGCGAGCATCTGAGTGATCTTGGCTGACGCCACTTCGCCTTTGTCCGTCATGAAGCCAAACTGCTTCAATTCGTTGCGAAGTTCCTCTCCACCTAGCTGCCGAATGGCACGATCCGCCAACTCAACGTTGCGCTGATACTTCTCAGAGCCGGGATCACCCCAAGCCTTGATCAGCTCATCATGCGCACCGGTGACCTTGGTGGCCGTGTCCTCGACGGCGGTGGAGTATTGTTGACCGGCCTGCTGCACATACTTGTCGTGCATCATCGCGGCCTGCTTCGGCGTCAGCCCAGCCTCATGCGCCCACGTTTGGAATTCCGTTTTCAGCGTATCATCGTAGGGCATGTCCTCGGGAACGCCTTCGGGGAGCTTGAACTCATACCCATCTGGCGTCTCAGGACGGCCCAACTTGCTGTAAAACGCATCCCAATCTTCTGGCTTTGCATCTTCACTGGGTGGAACAAGGGCCTTCGATGCGTGAGCTTCTAACTCCCGATAACCGTTCAGAACGGCATCAGGGCCTTTGTCACCCCACTTCTTCGCTTCGACCAAGCTGCGGTTGTCTTCGGAAAGGCCAGCCAGCCAGTCGCCTCCACCATCACCAGACCCATTAAGCGTGGTGGAGGTTTCACCGGCGCGGTTGTCGGTTGTCGCTGCGGCTGCTGCATCAGCAGTTGCAGTGGCTTCCGGCCCATTCGCGGTTGAATCGGTCATGTGTATCCCTCTTGGTTGTCGGCCTCTTCTTCGGCCTGAACTGCCTTAAACAGCGCTTGGCGCTGCTCCGGCGTGTGCACTGACATGGACAAGATGCGACGCATCAAGTCGCGCCGTCCGTCAGCAAAAGCGCGGGCTGTCGCTGAGACGTTGGCGTCCTCAACGGCGTAGAAGCCCGAAACATTGGTCAGATCGGCCAAGACCATCTCAGCGTCTTCGCTGGTGGCGTTGCCGGTGAACGTGGCTTGATAGGCCTGCGCCAGACGCAACTGCGCCGCTGCCCGGCGGCGTTTGCCAGGTTCAAACAAGCTCGCGAGGCTCTGCATGCTATCCGGCTGCTGCCGCCGCTTCGGCCAGCATCTCAGCCATCTCAGGGTTTTCGTTCGCGGCCTGGCTCACATCACTCATAGCTTGGCTTGCCGCCGAAGCTGATTGCGATGTGCCTTGAACCAATTGCATGGCTTGCTGTGCAGCCACCATCTGTTGCTGGTCAGCACGATTGGCGCGAATTCTCTCAACGCTTTCATCGTCGCGCATCATGCCAGCAGGCGCGCCAACCACCTCGCGGGTAATGTCGAGAGCCTTCTCTTCATCGATGCGATCCAGCACAGCAGGACTGCCCTTAAGCTGCGCCAGCGCGCCGGCCATCTCTAGCGTCTGCTGAATGCCCAGCACCTCATTGGATCGGCGCATACGATCGAGCGGCGAGGTGAACTTCACCTTGATTTCGCGATCTTGAAGCGTCTCAGGCGGCGCAAGGCGACTGCCAGTTTCAAACGCACCCTTGCGGGTCATGATGGCAAACTCACGCTCGATCATTGAGGCAAGCGCACCGTGAATCTTCGCGCCCGCTGGGCCGAGCAACTGCGCTTTTTCGTCTGCGCGGATCATCGCCGCCGTCGCGGTGCTGTCAGGCCGATCGATCATCGCCTGGAACAGATTGATGTAGAGGCTCTCGCGCAGGTTCTCTTTCTGCGCATTCAATATCTCAAGAGCGAAGTCGGGCCGCTGCGCCGTCACCAACGGGCGAACACGAAACTCACCACGCTCATCCAACGCACCGGGATTCAGAGCGCGCGGATTGAGATTAGGCCGCTTCATCTGGCCATCGGCAACCGTTGCTAGCGGCGGATCGGTCCATTGCTGGAAAGCACGCAAGCCGTGCTTGGACATGTTCTGAAAACGACGAATATCGGCAAGAGCCTGCATGACAGGGCTTTCGCCATAGGCGCTGTCGTCGCGCTGCTCCCAGTAAAACACGTGATAGGGGAACTCGAAGAACCCGCCATCGGTGATCAGGTGCTTGGTATCGACCTCAAGCCAGTACGTGGCAAAAGGACTGTTGCGATTGCTGCCGCGCGAGGATCCCGCCTCAGCTCGCGGCATCGTGGCATGCAGCAGATCAACGGGCTCATCGCGCCGCTTTTCATCCTCAGCAGCGGCCTTGACCTTTTCCGACACCTTATCCGCGCCGAACTTTTCAACCAATTGGCGTGCCGTCATCGAAAAGCGACGAAAATTGGTATCTGTTACGCCTTGTGCGTTGGTTGCCAGGTAGCATTGCGCAAGCGGGATGTGCCGATAGTAGACCGGCACGGCAACGCCGCTTTGGTTCGCAGCGCCGAACGCCTCTTCGGTTTCAACAATGGCTGTGCCAAAAGCGATCTGGCGACGTAGCGAACTCTGAAACGCTGTTTGGAAACCTGAGCGCGGGTCATAGCGTGCCGTGAACTGATAATCACGAACCCGTTCGAGCCATTCCTCGTCGGCATCAACCAAAGCGGCACCAAACGGATCATCAACGTCCAATCCGTGCCACTTTTCAGCCTGCGGCGCGGTCAAACTCTCCATGCCGGCGGCAAGGCGCGTCACCAAAGTGATGGACGAGCTATCAAACACCTCCGGCGCACGTTGCACAGCACGCGATCGGTTGTTGAGCTTCTGATCAAGGCGGCGAAAGTCATGCCGGTTTGAGCTTGTCTCAGCCTGCGGCAGACAATAGCGCGCGATCTCATCCCAATCGGCTTCAAAGCCCTGACGGTCATCGGACAGTTGTGCTGCCCGCGACATGAGATCAGCGGCGATGGTCATGCTTAAGCAGCCCGACCTGTGCCGTTAGACTGTCCAAGCAGTGTCGCGCGCCCACCAACCTGATCAAAGCCAGCAGCGCCTGTGCCGCTCGTGAGAATGGTCGAGCGACGGCCTTGGCTTTGCCTTGCGCGTCGGCGGTCCTCTTCTTCCCGCGCACGCATTTCTGCACTGTCGCCATCCCGCGTTGCAGGCGGCGTCGGCGCCGGTGCTGGCTTAGGCGCTTTCATGAAGCACATGCTCAAAATCCTTCTTCAACCAAGCCC